CCAAATGGTATGGTTATACATTACTTGAAATTATGCCGGATATAAATCCGTTAACAGGAAAATTGAAAGAAGTCAATATCATTGAAAGACGTAATGTATTGGCCAATCAAAAACGTGTAGTTCAACGTCAAGGTCAATGGACTCCAGGTTGGGATATAGCTTCTGCCCAATATTTTAAGAATTATGTTTTAATTAATACCGGTGACTTGGGGCTGTTTGCCGCCACTACACCATTGATTTTGGCTAAGAAATTTACAGTAGCTAATTATGTAAATTTCAGTCATACTTATGGACAGCCTATTATACATGGTAAGACTGAAGGTGAAAGCAATGCTGATCGCCAGCGTTTAGCGTCTGAAATTGCAAATGCGGCCCAAAACAAAGTAATTGTTACTGGTTTAAATGACACAGTAGATGTGAAAACATTTACAATGTCCAATTCAGAACATATATACACCAGTCTGATTGAATTTGCAAACAAGGAAGTCTCTAACTTAATTGTAGGTTCCGGTTCAATGGCTGGAGAACAACAATCTTATGTTGGTTCCACCACCGCACATCAAGATATTTTCCGTGAACGTATTGAAGTATATCGTGAATATATAGAAAATGTGATGAATGAAGAAATCATGCCTCGATTGGTAGCAATGAATTATATTAAACCAGGCTTGGAATTCAAGTATGCTAATCGTGTCGAAATGAGCAACAAAGACAAAATCAGTCTTTATTCATTTATTACAGATAAATATGAAGTTTCACCAGATGAAATTGAAAAAGAATTTGGCATTGTTGTTGGTAAACAATTCAACAATGTTACAGGAGCTATGACAGGGGGAAGTCCTCATGTTGGTGGTAGAAGTTCCAATGACAGAGGTATCATGTCAGACGAGGAATATTATCGCCGTTACGGTAGAAGACGTGGAGAAAGACCTTCTGATGTCACAAATTTTCTCTTGGAAGAGGGGTAAAAGATAGCACCCTCTCTTCCGCAGAGGCTTCCAAACCAACCAAAGATGACGAAGATAAAGCTGAATACCTTGCTATCTATGCTATCTTCCAGCGTTTCATACAAAATTATGGTAATGCAGATGTTCAATGGGATTTATTGGAAGCAATGATGGATTTACGATTTGAGTTCGCCTTTAGCCATGCTATCAAAGGATTTGGTATGGATATGGAAAAAGCTTTGGGTTTATTACGTAATAAAAATAATGGACTCACTCGTTTAGAACGCGAACAACGAGATATACTTGTGGCAGCTTTAGATAATCTCATTGATTTTGCTGTAGCCGAAGAATTTCAAATGTATGAACACCTTCCAGCAAATTGCGATATTGCAGACCCAATGGATTTGGAAGAATGCGAAGATGTATTTTGGCGATACAATCATATATATTCTAAAATCGAGAATGAGGATATAGAGTATGCTATGAAAATTGCAGCAGCATGGGCTATACACACAGATAGCACTGTGTTTACTTTTATGACGCAAGGCGATGAACGTGTACGTCCTTGGCATTTGGCTCTAGAAGGTACTAGCTACCCCAAACATTCTTTTCCAGCCTGGTTAATTCCACCAATTGAACATGGATGTCGTTGTTATTTAGTGGAAGAAAGTATAGAAGTAATTAATGAATCTTCTATGTTTGCTAAAGTTGAAAATACAATTAATGAAATGCCAGATTTTGTGAATCCAGTATTTAAAGAAAGTGTAGCAAAAGGTGGACGAATATTCAGCGATGCACATTCATATTTTGTAATACCTAAAAAATACAAGAAACGATTGCGTGCTATTGCTAAAAAAATTAAATCCAAATGGCTGGAAGAACAATAACACCTAAGCAATTAGCCCGTCAATGGGCTAATTTGCCTAATAAGTTTGAAGTAAATATATTCAATTTTGAGACATTGGTTGGCAATGCAGCTAAAAAAGTGTTTCAAGATTCGTTTTATTTAAGGCGATTCAATTCTAGTGGTACATTTGCATGGCGTGCTAGAAGAGACAATAAGCCTCATCCAATATTGGAAGAAACGGGAAATCTTAAAAATTCAATTGTATGGCAACGGAGTAGTACAGGTTCACAACGTGGGGTAGTTATTTACACTTCCCCCTTTGCTTTTAAACATAGCAAACGACAATACGGTCGTAATTTTTGCTATGCAGCAGTACACAACGACCCATCCGGCACCCATACTTATGGCAAATCTGGTGTACCTAGTATTCAACGGCAATTTATCGGATATTCCACGATTCTAAATGATAAAATATCATCTTATAGTATTCATATTTTTGATGGTTTTCCTAAATGATAGTAGATAAATACACAAAACAAAAACCAAACATTATTGACGCTGGGGACAATCCAATGCTTCCAGACGATGACAATATCACTTTAGAAGAAGTTACCGACAACCCTTTGATTGAGGTATATAAGGCAACTAGAAGAGTATTGGAATCATTACATATCATTCCTGATGACACAAATTCGCCTAAGTTGTTTCAAACCGTTAAGATTGATAATGGCCAATTTGAACGTATAGTCCGATCTAAAGGTAATACGGAATATGCCATTGGTTTTCCAGCTGCATTTATTCGATTTACTAATGTTCGCTATTTAGTGGCGCAACAGCGAATAGGTGAAGGTCGAGCCACTATGCGTATTCGTTTTATTTTAAACAACCTGAATACCAGTGATGACGATATTGAAACAGAAGGTTTTAGAATTTTCCAACAAATCAATGATGCAATTCAAGATGCAAAAGACAAGGAACCAGCATTAAATGAGCGTTGTAACCTTACTTACTTTGATATGCCTGAATCATTGGATAATGGTTTGCAACCATATTGGATTGATTATGAAATATGGTTCCGAACAAGTTCTTCATTTCAATACCGTAATTGGGTTGATAGATATTTGGTTATTCCACCGTTTACAAATCACAATGATGCACCACAACATGATTCAGAAAATCATGGCAATCATTTGTCCCCTCAAATAGAAGAGGTAGCTAGATTTGAACCTTCTGTAGATATTCCAGGTGATTCAACTGATGGGGAAAATACAGAAACAGAAACAAATTGACACAACTATTTATCTTAACATATTCTATTCTGTTAAAAAGTTAAAATGAAATTAGAAGATTTGAAGTACGTGGTAGGTGAAGCGCATGAAGCACAACCAGCCTATATGCGTTTATATGGCCACATTAACGAAACAAGCACACAACGATTTAATGAAGAATTCTTGTGGTTACAAGATGTTGTCAAGCCATCAAAGATAGTCATTTGTATCAACAGTGAAGGTGGCAGCGTTTTGTATGGCATGGGTACATTCTCCATTATTCAAAACAGTTCAATTGAAGTTGAAACTATTGTGGAAGGTATGGCAGCTTCAATGGCATCTGTTATTTGGGCAGCAGGTACACGCTCATACATGCGTGACTACTCAATCTTGATGATTCATAATCCTTTTATCAAAGCTAGTGAAGCTAGTGACCCTGATACAGCACAAACAGTTGCGGCATTTCAACAACAAATTGAAATGGTTTATCATAGACGTTTTGGATTATCTAAGTCCAAAATTCGTGAAATCATGGATGGAAAAGAAGGATGTGACGGTACTTATTTTACCGCTAAACAAGCAGTAGAAGCCGGTATTCTTCCAGCTGAAAATATCATCAAGACTTCCAAACAAGTGTGTAATAAGGTACAAAGTCAAATTGAAGGATTGACTGAAGCATGTGAAATTCAAAAAATTATGGCTTCAATCAATATGGGTTTGGATATTTTTAAACCTCTTACAAATCCCGACCCTATTCATAAGCAAAATCAGATTGAAAATTCAAATTCACAAACAATGGAACAAAACAAAGAATTGTCATTTGGCGATGTTTGTGCTCAACTTGGAATGCAAAAGGAAACTGGCATTGAATCTGTGATGAACCGAATTACAGAATTGAAGAATGCAGAAACAAGTTTGAAGGCATTGCAAGCTTCTTTTAATGAATTGCGAATTCAGAAAGAAGGTGCTGAAGCACAATTGACCAATGTAACAAATGAATTGGCTGATGTCAAGAATCAGTTGCAAGCATATAAGGATGCTGAACAAGCACAACGTGACGCTGCAATTGTACAATTCATTGACAATGCTATTGCAGAGAACAAGATTGCAGCTGATGCAAAGGAAAAGTGGGTAGAAATGGCTAAGACCAATTTTGAATTGGTACAGGCAACTCTTAACACAATCAATCCAAGCGAAA